ATTCTCTATTGTTAACGTAGTGTTCCGATTTCTTTTTAGACATAACATTATTTTGTTCAATAAACTATCGTTATGTATATTATAGCATACTATCAGAGCTTGACAACATACCGATTTATAAGTAGAATATCTTTGTTAAGGTTGAAGAGGGGGGCTTAGCTTTCTTTATTATCTTTAAGTTTATAGATATTCTCTAGCATCTGTCTAGCGTTATCTACTGTAGAGACATATCCCATTTTATCAGTAATCTTAGTTCTACCTTCTTCAATAATATCTATATCGTCATCATTTAGATATTTTTCATAGAAGGTAATCATCCTTTCTTCTTTTACTTCAGTCATAGTAATAATTTTATCGTACTTGATTACGTACATACTATCATCTGCCATTTCCATCCAAGGTCTTACCTTGACATATTGTCCTACGTGGTTACGCATTATTTTCATAATCACTGGGTTCATCAGTAGAATAATAGGGTCGCCATCATTCTCGTCCACACAGACTAATGAAAATATTTCCTCTCCTGTGATCAATTTTAGTACTGCATGAAATTCTTCGCCCATTTAACTCTTTAGCGGTATGTTTACAATATCATAATTAAAGTTTTCCTCATTATAAACTTTAATTCTTTCTATTAAATGATTAAGTGTGTAGTTTCTCCGTGCCTTGTAGGAAATGTCGTCAGCAATGTCATAGAGAGTTGCCTTGGTTTTATTATTTCCCTTCCTGAGCACCCTTCCAATAGACTGGAGATTCCGAATTCTAGATTTGGATGGAGAAGCAAAAATAACATTATGGAGGTTCTTGATGTTAATACCAGTACTAAACGTTCCATATGAAGCGACGATGATCGCGTTGTTTTCCTGCTCTGTAATCTCTCTTACTTGTTCTCTGTCTTGTGTTGCCACACCACCGTGAACAAAGAAAACGTGTCTTTCTTCTACACTACCATTATTTATTAAATCATATAATGGTTGACCATGCCCCTCAACTCTTGAAAAAAGAATGAGAGTATTTCCCTTTAAGTCGAGTGCAAGATTTCTAATAAATTTGTTGCGTTTTTCATGATTGATGATATACTGAACTTCTTCCTCAAAGTTTTCAAATTTATGGGCAGGATGTTTTAATAGGAGAACATTAATATCTAAGGTGGCAACGTGCCCCTTTTTCATCAGTTCTTCTGTTCTGATAATTTTATAAGATGGACCAAACAATCCTTCTAGAACCCACTTATGAGTTTGGGTGCCATCAAGAGTTCCAGTAAATCCATAACGATATTTTGCATCTCCAAGTTTTGTCATTATAGATATTAATGACTTACTTTTGAACTGGTGCGCCTCATCCCCAACAATAACTGAGAATCTCTCAAAATACTTTCGGGGGAGTTTGTAGATCGATTGCCAGGTAGTAATGATAACTTGAGAGTTTGTCTCTCGTTCTCTACCAGCGTATATCTTGTGGCAATATGAACCTACGTCCCAGCCATAGTCTGCAAAATCTTTATACATCTGCTCTACTAGCGAAGTCGTCGGAACAACTATCAGAGTATTTTGTCCGCGTTCAACGTGATATCTCACAATCGAATATATCATCAGAGACTTTCCAGAAGCAGTTGGGGATATCAACAACCTTCTATTATGCTTTAGGGCGTCGTATACGCCTTCGATCTGATAATCCCTAGGCGCATACTTACTAACCGCAGTCATATAATCTTTTACACCCTCCTTTGAGATTATTTTATTAACCTCAAAAGGAAGACCATAATACTTACTTTCTACAAATTCATATGAGTATTCTTGATCTTTGCAAAACTGTATAATCTTATCTAATAATCCAACATATATTTCGCCATTCTGGGTATTGAATAGACGTATTTTTCCATCCCAATACTTGTTACGGTATTGAGGCATAAATTTAGCACCTGGAACATCAAACGTAAACTGATCTGCTAACTCATAGTAGACGTGTGGCTCCGCTTTAATTTGAAGAAAAACTTCGTTCTTCTTCGATATAATCAAATGAGACATAATCCATAAGATTCACCTATGAATATTTATTACCCCACTGTATACTTATATTGTTTATTGTTGATTGAAAGTATAATCTAATATCATTTTTTGAAGAGTATCGCGCATATACCAAAGATGCTCCTGTTCCTCATATGGTCTAGCAGGTGCTCCTGGCCAATATTTAATAGTTTCCAAAACAGAATGATGTAAAAGACGCACGTCTGATATAGTTAAATTTACTTGGTACTCAAATTCTTGATCTTCCATTAGAATCCTGCTTGGAACTTTTGCCAGTCAATAGCATTTTTAATTTGAAAGGTTCTATTTGATACTGTCTTGATAATTTCCTCTAAAAATTTTAAAGAAGTATCGTAGTAGCGAATCTTCATATCAATCTTATTTAACCGATCATCTGCATCTAGATAGCGTTGAATAGCATCTTTCTCACGGACTTTATATGGAAAAGGTTCTTCTTCATACACAACAGGGTCTGCTTTACCTGTGTAAAAGTTATGACGTTCAAGTTTTACTTTGTTATATTGCCCTCTTGCTTTCTCTCTCAGTAATGTTATAGTATTATATACTGTATAATACTTTGAATGAAGTTGTGGAATCTTTAAAGATTCATCATGTAGGTTATCAGGATCTATAACAGAGTCTCTCTGCCACATTTCCTGAATTTTTTCAAGATCCATTATTTAATAGAAGAGGTCAATTGATATACAGTATACTTGAATGTTGCCTGTGCTGTAAAGTAGTTCACGTCAGTTGATGTTGCATCAAAGTCTAATGAACTTAAAGACACTGGGAACATATCAAGGAATTTTACTTTAGCAACCTCGTTAAAGTTGCTGTTTAAAATGCGAAGAGTACCATCAGCAAACTGTTCGTTCATATCTCTGATACCATCTCTATCAGTGGTAACATCTTTGAACTGTTGTGCTGTTTCTGGGAAACCTAATCCAGTAATCCATTCGTGGACTATCCTGTAGTTCTCCATATTCTCATCAACAAGAAATTGAATAGATAAATCTCCATAAGTGAGTTTATCACCAGGAACATCAATATCTTTCAAATATGATGGTTGAGTGGCAGTACCAAGCGTAACTTCTGGAATTCTAGCAGTATTGCAGTAGAAGTCAACCTTCGGGTACTTACCAAGATTAAATTTAAATCCAATACCAGATAAAAAATTCCTATTATTAATCTGGTTGGCCCAACTACAATTTCCCATCAGAGGTTTTTAGGTATTTAGACAAAAAAAGAGGGTCCGAAGACCCTCCAGTATAACCTTGTGAGATTAGATCACATGAGGTTGTTAACGCGAACACGTCTGTAGTAGCGGTTGGTGTTCTTAGTAAGAGCGCCAGCGCCGACACTTGTGCCTTCTGCGAAGGGGTTAGCAACAATACCATAACGGGTCTTGAAGCCGATTTTTGGTTGGAAGGTGTCCTGACCAACTGCACGAACCATCTGAAGAGGAACGTATGGGCAGTAGAACAGTCCAGCATCATAAGGGGAAGCACCCTTATAACCAACAACGTAGTACTGCGAAGCAGCACTGTTTGCAGAATAAGGATCGATGTATACACGATACTTACCTTGCAGAATACCAGCGAAGGTATTACCTGCATCGTCAACCTGGAGACCAGCGTTAAGTGCAGGGGTGTAATCAAGAACACCAGCCATAGTCAGGGCGGAAGCAACGTCTGCAGAGCAGAGGATCATGTTGCCCTTTCCACGACGAGTTCTTTGTGCGATTGCGTTAGCATCGCGCTCGATTTGGAAAATAAGTCCTTTGAACTTCTCAACACTCCAACGTCCGTTGGAATCGGTGTCGAGGTCAAATGTACCAGCAGAAGCAACGTTTGCTTGAGCACCAGACTCAGCAACGTTATAGATGGTTCTGATGACTTCACGGTTGATCTCAGCAAGGATCTCTGTGGAGAGAATGTTTGCGAGTTCAGCCTCAGCGTTCAATCCGTGGATTGCCTTGAGGTCTTGTGCCAGTTC